AAACTGCTGTTCATGCCGATGGTGAAGGTGGCATCATCATTCAAACTCGTCAAGACGTTTCTGCCATTGTTGAGCAGAACAAAAAGGAATATAACTCCTTTGATGAACGAGCAAGATGGTCTGACAACTTGTTTGGCAACAAGGTTGCATCTATCCCATTGACAGTTATTGATGACCTTAACAAACAAGGCATCATGCGTGGTTATGCTGTTGTTGATGATAAGCGTTTTGCCGCTTTCCTAAATGACCCATTAAATCGTGCATGGCGCACTAGAACAGGAGTTGTATGAGTTTTACTACCTATGCTGAACTACAGACAACTATCGCAGGATACTTGGCTCGTTCAGACCTAACAACTCAAATCCCAGACTTTATTCGTTTGGCAGAGATTCGCTTGCGTAGAGATTTGCGTATTCGCCAGATGTTGAATTCAACTACGCTGACTTGCACATCAGGAACAGCTACAGTTAGTATTCCTAGTGACTTCTTGGAAGTAAAAGATTTTGTCGTCAATGTCAATCCTGTGATGCCATTGAACTACCAATCACCATCTTTGTTCTCTCGTAACTCACGAACAACAGATGTGGGTAAGCCATTGGATTACACAGTCCTAGCTTCTACATTTAAGTTAGCACCAGTACCTGATACTGCCTACACATTGACATTGATTTACTCTGCTGCGCCTCCTTATTTGAGTGATTCAAACACAAGCAATACATTCATGACTGTGTGTCCTGATTTGCTTCTGTATGCGTCTTTGCTTGAAGCAGAGCCATATTTGATGAATGATGCTCGAATCAACACATGGGGAACTATGTTTGACAGGGCTATGAATTCGTTGACTCGTTCTGATGAGAAGGGTCAATTCTCTGGCGTTCCTTTGGCAATGCAAACAACATATATCTGATATGCCTACACAACGAATCACTCTTGGCGAATGGATGCCTGACCAGTCTGGTATTTCTGGTGCGTTAACAGACGCTAAGAATGTCGTTTCTCAGGCTATCGGATACGGCCCTTTTCCTAGTGCTGTAGCCTTTTCTGGTACTGCTGCCGAAGAACTTGTTACTCTGTACGCTGCCAAGAATCCAGACTCCACAACTCAATTGTTTACTTCTGGTAACACTAAGATTTATACAGTTGATGGTGTTGGCGCATTGACTCTTGTTAAGTCAGGCATGACTACTGGCATTAGCGACAAAGTTCGTTTTACTCAGTTTGGCAAGACTGTCATCACGACAAACAATGCTGACAAGTTGCAAGCATGGACGTTAGGTTCATCCACTTCATTTGCTGATTTGGACGCTTCTGCACCTATCGCTAAGTACATAACTGTTGTTCGTGACTTTGTGGTTGTTGCTAATACTTATGAATCTGCTGCACAGCAACAATATCGTGTTCGTTGGTCTGCTATTAATGATGAAACAGACTGGACAGAGGATGTAAACACTCAGTCTGATTACCAAGATATTCCTGATGGTGGACAAATTGTAGGTATTCGTGGTGGTGAGTTTGGCTTGGTTTTCTTGGAGAGAGCCATTAGCCGAATGACCTATGTAGGTACGCCATTTATTTTCCAGTTTGACAATATCTCTCGTAACAAGGGATGTATGGTTGCTGGCTCAATTGCTCAGTACCAAGGCATCACATTCTTCTTATCTGACGATGGTTTCTATTTATGCGATGGTCAAACGATTCAGCCAATTGGAAGTGAGAAGGTTGACCGATTCTTTATTGAGGACGCTTCAGAATCTGATTATGGTTCTATGTCTGCTGCTGTTGACCCTGTTCGCAAGTTGGTTATATGGAACTATGTTGCTATCGATGGAAATCGTAAACTGATTATTTACAACTTTGCAACGAAGAAGTGGACATATGCAGATGCAGGTACAGATTACTTGTCTGAAGCCTCTACAGCGTCTGTAACTCTTGAGCAGTTGGATAGTATCAATGGTTCTATTGATGCATTGACAACAAGCCTTGACTCTCGTTTGTATGTTGGTGGTAAATACTTCCTTGGCGGTACGCTAGGCGCAAAGGTTTATACATACACAGGCGCAAACCTTACAGGACAGATTGCTACTGGCGACATTGACTTAGGTGGTGTTTCTGTAGTTACTTTGGCTCGTCCACAAGTTGACAATGGTTCAGCGACTATTGCGGTAGCTTCTCGTGCTTTATTAAGCCAAAGTGTGAACTATGGAACAGCAGTAGCAGCAGACTCTGAGAACAGGGTTTCTTTGCGTAGTTCTGGCAGATACCACAGACTTCAGTTAGTGCCTACTGGTGCAGACTGGAAAAATGCTGTGGCTATTGATGTTGATGTTGTTGGTCAAGGGGTTCGTTGATGTTTAGAAGCCTACCTGCTTTCGGTGGTGACCAACGAGCCGTGGCAGAGGTGGTTCGTGGCATCATGGATGGCAAGACAAACAACACAGGGACGATTACTCTGGCAACTGGTGGTGCAACTACTACCACTTTGACAGACCGAAGGATAGGCCCAGAAAGCGTAATCTTATTTGCGCCAGCCTCTGCTGCTGCATATTCCGAAGTAATGCCTTATGGTGCTTTTCAGAGTTTAGTTGACCAACCTATTGCTACTGCGAATACTGCCTATGCAATGACACTAGACACCACAGATTACTCCAATGGGGTAACTCTGAGCAATAGTTCTAGGATGAATGTCAAAAACGCTGGTGTTTATAACTTCCAATGGTCTGGGCAGTTTAAGAATACCGATAGCCAAATACATGATGTAAGCGTTTGGTTGCGTAAGAATGGTGCAGATGTAACTGGTTCTACAGGTTTTATCTCGATTCCTAACAAACATGGTAGTGTGGATGGTCATTTGATTATTGGGTGGAATTATTTTCTGGAGTTGGCTGCTAATGATTACATTGAGTTGTGGTGGTCAGCTACTAGCACATCAATTTCATTAGAGCATTTCCCTACCCAGACAAGCCCGACAAGACCCTCTACAGCGTCTTTGATTACCACATTGAATTTCATCACACCCAATTCATTGACAAACATCTATACAAGTTCTCAAGGACAAGGTACGGCAACAATTAACCACTTTGCAAATTCAACGGCAAATAAGACCTACAGATATGCAATTATTGGTTGATTTCTAACAAATTTTGATTAAAATGGATTCTGTGGATGACCCGCTATGGAATCCGAAACTCTAGGAGTAAAACATGGCGACTACTACCACATCACAAATTGACCCAACAATCCAACCATATCTAGGTTATGGATTGCAACAAGCACAGCAGTTGTATCAGGGCGGTGGGCCTCAATACTATGGCGGTCAGACTTATGTAAGTCCATCCACTACAACTCAGACAGGTTTACAGGCTCTTGAGGCTCGTGCTTCTTTGGGTAACCCATTACTCCAGTCTGCTCAGAATCAACTCCAGAGTACAGTTTCTGGTAACTTCTTGGGTGGAAATCCTTTCTTCCAAGGTGCGTTCCAACCTGCTGCTAAAGCTGCTGAGACTCAGTTCAAGCAGACTTTGGGTGACATTTCATCTAAGGCTAGTTTGGCAGGGCGTTATGGTTCTGGTGCTATGGGTCAGTTGCAAGACCGAGCCACAGGTGCATTTGGTCAACAGTTGGCTAATACTGCTGGTCAGTTGGCTTACCAGAACTATGCAGATGAACGTAATCGTCAGCAACAAGCTACATTGGCTGCGCCTCAAATGTCTGCTGCTGACTATCAAGACATTCAGAATATGTTGCAAGCTGGTCAAATCCGTGAGGGTTACACAGGTCAGCAACAGCAAGCAGATATTGCTAAATTCAACTTCTTGCAAAACCAACCACAACAGAATTTGCAGAACTATTTGTCATTGGTTTATGGCAACCCATTAGGACGAGTAGCTTCATCTACTACTAGCGGTGCAGCAGATACATCTACATTGCAGAATGTTCTTGGTTTGGCTGCTGTGGGTGGTGGTTTGTATAAGAATTTAGGTGGCTCTACAGGTATTAGTAACTTGTGGAATAGCGGTGCGAATTGGTTGTCTGGTGGTTCTAATATGGGTACTATTGATGCAACAGCACCTGCCCTTGGCTCTAACTGGTGGGATTAAACATGGCTGGACTATTAGACATTTTTGGTACTAGCGGTGCAGACACAATGGGTCTGCTCGGTATGTCACCTGCTGACATTCAGCGTAATCGTGACGATGCACAAGCACAAGCACTCTACGCATTAGCTGGCAGACTATTCCAAGGAGGGAATACTGGGGCTTCTATTGCTGAAGGCTTACAAGCAGGTCAGAAGGCATATCGTGGTGGTATGCAAGAGACATTGCAAGGTCAATTGCAGAATGTTCAGTTGGCTGACATGATTCGCAAGCGTCAGTTAGAGCAACAAGCATTGGCTGAACAACAGAGAATTCAAGGCGTTATCCAAGGTGCTATCACTAAGCCACAAGAGATTTATGGCGAAGACATGATGGGTAACCGAGTAGGTGAAGGTATGACTGCACCTAGCTTTGATTTGCAACGAGCCGTTCCTCAATTGATGGGAACAGCAGAAGGACGCAAGACTTTGGCTGAGTTGGTTGCTGCTCAGAAGGCAATGGCTGGTGAAACCTTTAAACTGGGCGAAGGCGAAAAGCAATATCAGCGTGACCTAATGACTGGTGAAGTCAAGGAAGTTGCTGCTGGTGCACCTAAAGTTGCAAAGCTAACAGGAAAAGAAGCTAATGCTGCTTTGATGTTCTATGGAACAGATGATGTAAATAAGTTGCGTTCAATTCCTAATGCGATTGACAAAATTCGCATTGAAGCGTCAACACAGCGTAAAGCAGAACAACCACAATTAAACATCAATGACCCAACTGCTGTTGAAGCGCAAAAACTCAAAACATTAAATCAATGGGAAGGTGCGCTAAAAGACTCTGGCGCAACAGAAACTGCAATGAGGGCGCAAGGGTTTTACAAGGCATATGAGCAAGCCAAAAAAGGCAATGCTAATGCTGATGGCGCACTAATTTACAATGTGGCAAAAGTTTATGACCCTGCTGGCGCTGTTCAAGCTGGTGACGTGTCTACTGTTATTGGTGTACCTTCTATTCCAGAAGTCATTAAAAAAGCAGCGCAAAAATTTACAACTGGTGGAAGTTTAACCCCCAAAGAACGAGAAAATATGAAGAAACTTATTGACGATGTTGTCGATGAGCGTAGCCGTATGATTGAGCCTTCTTTGAACACTTATCGCAAAATCAATCGAGGTCTTGGTGGTACTGATGACTTAATTGTCAATCCATATGAATCTGTAAAAAAACCTAAAAGCCTAGAATCAATTTTGGGCTTTGACCGCCCAAGAGGAGGTCAGTAATGGATGAGAATCAAAAAGTTCAAGAAGCATTGGATGCTGGATTTAGTGTTGCAGAAATTCGTGCCGCATATTTAGCTAACGGCAAAGAACTACCATCATCTTTACAAGCAACCCAAGCCGAAACAACTGGTAAAGAGTTATCAAAAGGCACTCGTCTTGGAATGACCGCTCTGCAAGGGCCTACCCTTGGTTTTGCTGACGAACTAGCAGGTCTTGTCGGTGGTGGTGCTGCTTTGGTTCGTGGAGAATCTCCATCTAAGGGATATCAGCAAGCACGAGATGTTTATCGTTCTGGTGTTGAAAGCTACAAAGAAGAACAGCCAATTGGTAGCGCAGTAGCACAAGGTGTTGCCTCGTTGCCATTGGGTATGTTGAACATTGGACGAAACATTGCCCCGAATGTTGGCCCTGTTCTGCGTTCTGCTGCATCTGGTCTAGGCTTTGGCATTGTTGGTGGTGCAGGTGAGGCTAAAGAGTTGGAGAATGTACCAGAAGAAGCTGCCAAAACAGGTGCTACAAGTGCTGTCCTTGGTGCTGGTACTGAACTAGGCATGAAGGTTGTTCGCCCTGTTAAACAAGCTATTTCAAGTCAAGCACAGCGTATAGTCCCAGAGTCAGTTCGTGATTACTTTGGAACATCATCTGTTGACTTGGCTCGTAGGCGTGTGGCGCAAGCAATGTTGCGTGATGGTGCTACGACAGACCAAGTTGCTGCTCGTATGGCAAAGCTAGGTGATGATGCTATTTTGGCTGAATCATCTGGGTATAACACTCGTGATTTATTGGATACGATGGCTACGTTGCCAGGCCGTACCAAGAACTACACAGAGCAATTCATTCGTAATCGTCAAGCGCAGCGTGGTGGAAGAATTGCAGATGCAGCACAAGCGCAACTGTCACCAAGTGGCGCACGATTGGCTGACTCTGTTGAATCACTAATTACAAAGCGTGATGTAGAAGCTACTCCTTTGTACGAGCAATTAAAGACAGTAACAATCTCTCTTGATGATGACTTGAAACAGATTCTTGATGCTTCTAAAAAGCTAGGTGCGTTTGCTCGTGCTGAAAAAATCTCGACTGGTTTGCGTGAGCCGTTTACATTGAAAGATGTAAAAAATGCTACTGATGTATCAATGCCTGACTTAGATAAAGTAAAGCGTGGCCTTGATGACATTATTGGTAGCAAAGCTGCATTAAATGATAGAGGTGAAATTAACGAGTTTGGTCGTTCAGTTGTAAAGTTAAAGCAAGACTTTTTAAAGCGTCTTGATGACATGACAACAGATGGTGAGACTGGCCAATCTTTGTATAAAAGCGCACGAAATGCGTATGCAGGCCCAAGCGCATTGATTAGTGCTGCTGAACTTGGACGCACAGTAATCAACAAACCAGCTTCCACTATTCGCACTCTTGTTAAAGATATGAGTGATTCTGAACTTGAATCATTCCGAGTTGGTGCTTATGAAGGTTTGCGTGATTTAGCTGGTACACAGTCAGGTCAGACTCGTTTGCTCAATATGTGGAAAGAAGACGCAACTAGAGAGCGTCTAAAAGAGATTTTCCCAAGCGAGAGGGCTTATCGTGAGTTTGCTTCTACTATCTTTGCAGAAGCAAAAAAGAAGGAATCTCAAACAATTGGCAGAGGTTCACAGACTGCTGGGCGTGAGGCTCGCATGGAGGATGTAAACCTTGAGAATCTCAAAGACACAGTAAATGTGGCTGCTGCTGCAAAGACAATGGATATTGGTTCTTTAATCAATATGTTGTCTGGAAGCATGACAAGAACTGGAGTTCCAGAGCCTGTTCGTAATGAGATAGGTAAAATCTTAATGAGCAGAGCAACAAGTGGTGATGAGATTCGTTTATTGCGTAATGCAATGGAAAAAATGAAGCGAGAGCAACAAGTTCAATCATCAACAAGTGGTCTTATTGGTTCACAATTAACACCAGTAGCAGAGCCGTTTACAGCAGCATTGCGTTCACTTTTGCAATAAGGATTAACATGGCAAAGACCAAGATTTCAGAATACAGCAGTACCGCAGGGAACAATACTGACATTAACAGTATTAACTTAGCGGAGGGTATGGCCCCGAGTTTGGTCAACAATGCCATTCGTCAATTGATGGCTCAGTTGAAGAACTTTCAAGATGGTTCTGCTGGCGACAATGTAACTGTTGGTGGTAACTTGTATGTGACTGGCACATCTACTACGACAGGTGCGATTACCGCTTCTGGTGGTATCAACGGCAATCTCACATCGTCTTCTGCAACGATTACTGGCGGTACTATCAATGGTGCTGTTATTGGTGGTTCATCTGCCCAAGCAATCACAGGAACGAATGTAACGGCTACTGTCGGCTTTACTGGCCCTCTTACAGGCGCAGTAACAGGCAATGTAACGGGTAATGTCACAGGTGCTGTAACAGGTAATGTGACTGGTAACTTGACAGGCAATGTCACAGGCAATGTAACGGCTGCTTCTGGTACTTCAACATTCAACAATGTGACCATCTCTGGCTCATTGGATATGGATTCTGGTACATCGGCAACCATTACTGGCTTGGCTAACCCTGTAAACGATTCTGATGCTGCTAACAAGGGTTATGTAGATGCACTAGCCCAAGGTATTGATGCTAAAGCCTCATGTGTTGTAGCTACAACTGCTAACATCACTTTATCTGGTACACAAACAATTGATGGCATTGCAGTATCTGTTGGTGACCGAGTATTGGTTAAAGACCAAACCACTCAGTCACAGAATGGTATCTATCTGTGCGCCTCTAGTACATGGACTAGAACAACAGATGCAAACACATGGGATGAATTGGTTGCTGCGTTTACCTTTATTGAGAAGGGTACGACACAAGCCAACAATGGTTACATCTCAACAATTACTGCTGGCGGTACTTTAGGCACTACAGCAGTTACCTTTGCTCAATTCTCTGGTGCAGGTCAGATTACAGCAGGTGATGGTCTTACAAAGACTGGTAACACACTCAATGTTGGCACAGCGTCTTCTAGCCGTATTGTTGTCAATACAGACAACATTGATTTGGCGGTATCTGGCGTAACAGCAGGAACTTATAAGTCTGTTACTGCTGACTCTTATGGACGAATTACAGCAGGTACTAATCCAACTACTCTGAATGGTTTTGGCATTACAGATGCTTACACGATTGCCCAGATTGATACGCTGTTTGGTTCAACAACATCTGCTGCAACAAGTGCTGCTGCTGCTGCGACTTCAGCGTCTAACGCTGCTACAAGTGCAACAAGTGCCTCTACAAGCGCAGGAAATGCCTCTACAAGCGCAACGGCTGCTGCTGCTAGTGCTACGAGTGCATCTAACACTTACGATGCCTTTGATGATCGTTATTTGGGTTCTAAGTCAACTGCACCATCTGTAGACAATGATGGCAATGCTTTGCTTACAGGTGCTTTGTACTGGAATACATCTACAAATAATCTGTTTGTCTGGACTGGTTCAACATGGGCTAATGCTGCGTTTACAGCAGGTTCATTTGCTACTCTGGCAGGTGTTGAGACTCTTACAAACAAGACAATCACATTTGCTGACAACACTCTAACCAATGTTGCAAGTCTTAACACGGCACAAACCTTCACAGGCACTAAGACTTTCTCAGGTTCATCATCTACTCAAGCGATCATCTTGAACGATGCAGCAGAAGTGGCTACAGTATCAGCTACAGCAGCTACAGGTACGATTAACTACGACATTACAACTCAGTCAGTCCTGTACTACACAAGTAACGCAAGTGCTAACTGGACTGTTAACTTCAGAGCCTCTAGCGGTACTTCATTGAATACTTTGATGAGTACAGGTCAATCAATGACTGTAGCTTTCTTGGTTACTCAAGGCTCTACTGCTTACTACAACTCTGCTGTTCAAGTGGATGGCACAACCTCTGGAGTGACTACTCGTTGGTTAGGTGGTGCGCCTACAGCGGGTAATGCAAGTGGCATTGATTCCCTGAGATACCTAATCATAAAAACAGGTAGTGCTACGTTCACTATCCTTGCATCAGTAACACAATTTAAGGCTTAAACCTATGCCATTACAAGCAACAAGTGGTGCAGCAAGTTATGACGCATTCGGCGGTGGTGTAGCGGCTGTTCCTAACTACATCGAGGACGTATTTTCAACGTACCTCTACACAGGCACATCCCCTACAAACCAAACAATCACCAATGGAATTGATTTATCTACTAAAGGTGGATTGGTTTGGTTTAAACGTAGAGACAGCGGCAGTCCTTTTACACACGAGTTAGTTGATACTGTTCAAGGTGCTGGTAAGTTTTTGTCAACACCTAGCACTTCTGGGTGGGGCGGTGCGCCATCAGATATTCAGAGTTTTAACTCTAATGGTTTTACCATCAATGACAATACTGGTTTAGCAAATACTGCTGGCGCTTTCATGGTTTCATGGACATTCCGCAAGCAACCAAAGTTCTTTGATGTTGTGACTTGGACTGGTGATGGAACTGGAAACATAAACATTCCGCACAATCTTGGTTCTGTGCCTGGTTGCATCATGATGAAAAAGACCAGTGCGGCACTTGATTGGTATGTTTATCACCGAGAATTAAATTATCCAAACGCTGGCAATCCTCAAAACAACACGTTAAAACTAAATACTACCGATGCAGGCTTGAATTCAACCGCATGGCAGTCTGGCCCCACTTCAACTTATTTTCCTGTTTTGGGTAGTGCGTTTAATGTAAGTGGCGCAACCTACGTCGCCTACCTATTCGCCCACAACGCAGGAGGCTTTGGTCTGATTGGTACAGACAATGTTATTTCGTGTGGGTCGTTTACGCCTGACGGAAGTGGTAATGCTACGGTGAACCTTGGGTATGAGCCGCAGTGGTTGCTGTACAAGCGATCAGATAGTTCGGGCAACTGGTGGATTTCAGATCAGATGCGCGGTTTTGGATATTCCGGCACAACAGTCTTGTATCCAAACCTATCAAACGCAGAAGCGCTTAACTTTTCCACAAACGGCTTAGTCCCCACGGCAACTGGCTTTCAAGTCAATGGTCAGCTTACGGCTGGAGCCACATACATCTACATAGCCATTCGTAGAGGCCCGATGAAAGTGCCTACGAGTGGGACGAGTGTGTTTAGTCCTGTTGCGCGAACAGGTACAGGCGCAAATGCAACTGTCAGCGGAGTTGGCTTCCCTCCTGATTTGTTTATTGGTCAAATTCGTGGCACAGCAGGATATTGGAATGGCGCAGTTGACAGATTGCGTGGCGTAACAAAACGCCTTGTAACTTCGCAAACCAATGCTGAGGACACAACCACAGATGCTGTTACATCGTTCACTATGGATGGCTCTACGCTTGGCATTGACTCTAATGGTTTTGTTAACGAGTCAGGCAAAACCTATATTGAGTGGAACTTCAGACGCGCCCCCAGCTTCTTTGATGAGGTTTGCTATACAGGGACGGGGAGTGCTACAACACAAGCCCATAACTTGGGCGTAGTGCCTGAGTTAATAATTGTTAAATGTAGAACCTCGGCAATTGATTGGGCTGTGTATAGTGCGGCATTAGGCAATACAGGGTATTTGGAATTAAGCACAAATGGGGGCAACGCTGGCCCAGTGCCAAGTGCATGGAATAGCACTACACCAACGTCTTCTGTATTTAGTTTAGGTAGCAATGCGGGCACAAATTTTTCTGGCAATACTATGGTTGCCTACCTATTTGCAACCTGCGCTGGTGTTTCCAAAGTGACCTCGTTTACTGGTAACGGAAGTAGTCAAACTATTAACTGTGGTTTCACAGGAGGGGCGAGGCTAGTTTTAATCAAGCGTACAGACTCTACAGGTGATTGGTACATTTGGGATTCTGCTAGAGGTATTGTTTCAGGTAATGATCCACACCTTAGTTTAAATTCAACTGCTGCTGAAGTTATTACAGACGATACAATTGATACTGACTCTACTGGCTTTATTGTCAACCAAGTTTCAGCTACTAACTGTAATGTTAATGGGGCAAATTACATTGTGCTTGCGGTGGCCTGATGGAATACATTTACATCATTGAAAATAACAAGACGGGTAAGTTCTACATAGGTAGGACTAATGACCCGTCTGCTAGAAAGCGTTGCCATTTATCTGAGTTAAGACGAGGAATACACGGCAATCCTAGACTTCAAGCATCGTTTAATAAGCATGGTGAATCTGCTTTTGAATTTAAAGTTGTTGATTCTGCTACACCAGAGTTAATCAATGCCAAGGAATCTGAGTGGTTCAAAGCATTTGATGAAAACAAAGAATATTTGTACAACTGTCATTTTGAAACATATGGTGGGCCAAAGATTTGCAAACCATTGCCAAAAGAAACTGCACAAAAGATTTCTGAATCAATCAAAGATGGAACTAGAAAGTACATCTTTGATATTCTTGATGAACGATATGCAGGCGCTTCCATTAGATATTTGGCAAAGAAGTATCAAGTTGGTGCAAATACATTGCTTGATTACACGCCTGAATGGGAACAATTGCGTGGCTTAAAGATGCCTAAAAGTGTTCAATCTGAACAAACCAGACAAAGAGTTGAATTGTTTGTTGCAACATTTGAGTGTTTTGGACACGATGCTTTACGCAACCTTAAGAAGTTTAAGATAACTAGGAATTCGCTTAAAAAGTATTTGCCTGAGTTTGGCATGACATTTGAGCAAATGCTAATCAGACCCGAAGGAAATTACTATGCAAATCAGAATTCGTGAGAGTGGGCAAGTCATGTACGAAAGTGAATTTCGTGCATACACAAAAGCCAATGGAGGCCCATCATGGGAGACAACAACAACTGAAATCTTAGAGGCTTTGGGGGTTGATGTAGTGTTTGAAGGCCCACAAGCAACTGGTGGAACTGTTTACCAATACTCTCAAGCACAAGGTGTTGAGCAGATTGAAGGTAAGTGGTACACAAAGTATGTGCTTGGCCCTATCTTCATTGACCAAGTGGTAGATGGTGTAACTACTACCGCTGCTGAACAAGAAGCTACTTATAAGGCTCAGAAGGATGCTGAACAGGCTAAGAGTGTTCGTGCAACTCGTGATGCTAAGTTGGCTGAGTGTGACTGGACTCAAGTAGCAGATGCACCTGTTGATAAAGCAGCATGGGCTACATATCGTCAAGCCTTGCGTGACATTACAGCGCAAGAGGGCTTTCCTTGGACTATTGAGTGGCCTGAGCAACCATGAGCGATGTAAGCCACGAGCAAATATACGAGCGTCTAGTTGCTGTTGAAAGCAAAGTTGACCGCATTGATAACAACACAAAAGGTCTTGTAGAAGCAATTGATGCTGCCCAAGGTGCGATAAAAGTTCTTGGGTGGATTGCTTCTATTGCCCAACCGATTCTATGGATTGGTGGCGTTATTGTTGCTGCTGGTGCTGTGTGGCAGACTTGGATTAAAAAATGAAAGATTGGCTGTTAGCTTTCACTAGCGCAGCCCTTCTTTGTACAACTATTGTTTGGTGTGTCTACATAATTCTGTGGACATGGTATTTATAGAGTTTTTACTAGCTGTATCTATTGAGTACAGGTGTGTTAAGTGGGCTTGGGTTGGAGATGTCTACAACAGGAAAGTCTACTGTATTGAATGGAAAAAGGTAGATAAAAAATGATTCCTTTAGACCCGATTGCTGCGCTTGATGGCTTGCAAAAAGCCATTGGCATGGTCAAGAAAGCCAGTAAGGTTGCAAATGACCTTGGTGGGCTTGCGCCTATGCTTGGACAGATGTTTGATGCCAAGAGCCAAGCTACTAAGGCTATGCTTCAAGCTAAGAGCAAAAAAGGCTCAAACATGGGTGCTGCTCTACAGATTGAGATGGCACTAGAGCAAGCTAGAGCGTTTGAAGAAGAATTGAAAATGTTGTTTATGCAGACTGGCAAGATTGATGTCTGGAACAAGATTAAGGCTCGTCAGGCTGAGATGGACAGAGATGATGCCAAAGAGATGGCATCCCTAAAAGCATTGGAAAAAAAACAAAAGAAAGAGGAACAAGAGCAACTGGAGATGGCTATGCTTATTGGAGGGATAGCGTTCGTAATCCTTCTCGTTGGTATCGGCATAAATGAAATGATTGATTTTTGTGCAACTACCAAGCGGTGTGGTAGGTGAACCAGTATCAAAAAGACTTTGATTTAGCACTCCGAATCATTGTCTATGGTTTGGTTGCTCTCTGGTTTCTTGGGTTTTTGAAGTTTCTCCCTGACGATTTGGCAGACAGAGTTGTTAACCTTTTGCTTGGCAAGATTGGACTTGGCAAATGAAAATCACCACTTACCAACAAAATGCAAGGATGTTGTGGGAGGCTCACAGGGTGATACACAAGCAGAATATGGAACGACTTGCTGAACTAAACCGACAAGCTGAGTTGCAAAAGAAAGCCTACGAAATAAAGACCAATTGGGTCAAACCTAATTCTGTGGACACAATGGCATGAGATATTTACTCTTACTACTACTGTTGACTGGCTGCGAAGACAGGTACAGGTACAAGTGCCAGAATCCTGATTTCTTCCATGCTGAAGAATGTCAAAAGCCTAAGTGCTTATTTACTCAGCAATGCCCAGAATACTTAGTAGCACCAATTCTTGAGAAAAAGGTTAACGATGTTCAACAGCCAGAAGCCAAACCTAACAACTGAAGAATTTGAAGTCCGAGTGTGGGGCTTTGTGGTCATTGTGGTGACCTGCATCTTGTGCTTTATTGTTATTGCCCTGCTCTATTCTGTGACCTTTGTGACACAGCCAATCAAGAGCATGGCCCCGATTGACCAAGCCTACACCAAGATGCTGAACGACATTGTTCTGCTTATCGTAGGTGGTATTGGTGGCGTGATGACCAAGAGAGCAGCAGGTGCAGCAGCAAAGGCTTTTGGCGCACCACAGCCTCCAATGCAACCGATGTGTCAACCAATGGGTTTTAACGGCTCACAGGGTGGTTTTAATCAATCCTATGCGCCTCCACAATCTGCGTATGGACTGCCTAGCCAACCATTCGGTGCTATGCCAGTTTGGAAGAATCCAGAACTAGATGAATCATGGACTCCTCCTCCTCCTCCGACTACGCCTCCAGAGCATCTTGAGGATGACAATGAGCGTGAGGAAATTGCACAAGCAAGAAAAGAGGCTGAATGATGTTGCCCATTCCACTACCTTGGCTAATTGTTGGTGTTTTGGTATCTCTCTTTGGTACATACCGAGTAGGGCATCACTATGGTTGGCTAGAGCGTGATAACGACATGAAAATAGCCATTGCTAAAAAGAACGATGAAGCTAGGGAGTTAGAGAAGAACATGACTTCCAAGTTGTCAGACCAAGAGACTAAACTGAGAAAGGCACAAGATGAAATTGCTAAAAAGAAGTCTGCTATGCACGAGCTTGCTAGGACTGGTAAGTTGCGCCTCCCAACCGCCAGTTGTCCACAAGCCAGCCCAAGTGCCTCCCCTGCCTCTGGAGATAGCAGACCCGAGCAACCCGATGCAAGCGAACTTGAGCGACAGACTATTGCAACTCTTATCGACATCGCAGCCGAAGGAGACAAAGCAATCACCAAACTCAACTCCTGTGTCGCAGCCTACAACGAAGTAAGGAATCTAGTAAATGGTCAATAGTGAACAACTCAAAAAGATGCACATTGGTGAGCAATGGGTTGACGCATTGAACGAGACTTTTCAGCGTTTCAATATCCTTACACCAATCCAACAAGCATCATTCATTGGTCAATGTGGACATGAGTGTGCAAACTTCAAAATCTTGGAAGAAAATTTAAACTACAGGGCTGAAACCTTAATGAAGCTGTGGAAGTCTAGGTTTCCAACTATAGAAATAGCAAACGAATACGCTAGGAATCCTAAAAAGATTGCTAATAAAGTCTACGCAAACAGAATGGGAAACAGAGATGAGTCGTCTGGAGATGGTTTTCGCTTTCGTGGTCGTGGGTGTATTCAACTTACTGGTCATGCTAATTATTTTCATGCTGGTCAGGCTTGTGGTGAAGATTTTGTTATGAATCCAGACCTTGTAGCTACACCTAAATACGCTGCTATGACCGCAGGATGGTTCTGGAATACCCACAAGTTAAACCAGTACGCTGACAGAACAGATTTCTTGATGATGACAAAAAAGATTAACGGAGGCACGATAGGATTGGATGACCGAATCAAACATATCAATCATGCCTTGGACATATTAAATGGCTAACATACCAACTCAACAAGATGCAGAACTGTTCGCACATAGTGTCAAAAAATGGCAACAGGTGCTGTCTCTTGGTGATTGGAGAATTGAAAAAGGCATAAAGCCAGCCAAGGGTGCAATGGCATCTGTTGAATTTACTGATAACGCTAGATTGGCTGTTTATCGGTTAGGTGATTTTGGTGCAGAAAAGATAACACCTGAATCACTTGATAAGACTGCACTCCACGAGTTATTGCATATCTTTTTGCATGACTTGATGTGTGTAGCCACAGACCCAAAGTCCTCAGATGAGGATATTGAAATGCAAGAGCATAGGGTTATTAACTTGCTAGAAAACCTATTGACCAAGGATTCCAATGGGCGCACATAATCAGACTTGCACAGACGTTGAGTTTATTAAACTGTGGGGCGAACTTAAATCAGCAGCGAAAATTGCACAACATCTTGATATTGCAACCAGAGCAGTTTTCTTGCGTAGACGATGGATAGAGGAACACTACAAGATTAAGCTAGGTGCTGATGACCATCGTGGTGCTAAATACGACTCTACCAGACAAAAATCCTACTCTCCTCTAAAGCAGATAGAACTAGGCATAGAGGACGGAATAGTCTTGGTGTTCTCTGATGCTCACTTCATTCCTAATCAGCGTTCTACAGCCTTTAAAGGGCTTTTATGGGCTATCCAAGAGTTCAA